TTTCAAGTGGGATTCATAGTTTTGAAGACTTGGATATAATAGATGAAATGGTCCAAGAGTTATTAGCGAAAATGCTTGAAAAATAAAAAATTTTTTCGTATAATATTTACACAATAAAAAAAATTAATTAAAAATTTAAGGAGATTATTTATTATGGCTATGAAAGAAAATAGTAAGAATGTTTTGAATTATCTTAAGGGTATTAATGGCGCAGATGTTACTTCCGCCGATGTCGCTGATGCTCTCGGTCTTGAGAAGCGCCAGGTAGATGGTATTTTCACAAGTGCTCTTCAACGCAAGGGTCTTGGTATTCGTGTTCCTGCTGAGGTTGAGCTTGAAGATGGTTCTCATAAGTAGGTAAAGTTCCTTCGTCTCACTGATGCTGGTATGGCATTTGATCCTGATGCCGAAGAGGAATAATTCTAGTAATAGAATAAGTATAAATAAGGGGTAATTAATTATTACCCCTTTATTTTTTTAAATATGTCTTTAACGGTTATTGTAGGAATAACTTGTCTTTGTCTTGGTTTCTTGATAAGTTTATTAATAAAAACTACAAAAGTCAAAAAGATAAACCAAGAGATAGAAAGAAAAGAATAGGAAATACAACTTGCTATTAAAGAAGCTGAATTAGAATACAGTGAACTTTCTAATAATTTTGAAAAAGAATAGATGCGGCAAACGCAAATATTGAAAGATGATTATCAAAAATGGAATGATAAAAAAACAGCTTAGAATTTATCTTTAATGCAAGCTGAAATGAAATTAAAAGAAAATATTGCTGGTTTAGAAAGCCAAATTGAAGAAAAGAAAAAAACTATTGAAACATTAGATCAATAGAACTCTGAAACTGTTAAATCATTAGAAGAAAAAATTTATGATTTAATGGTAGAAGATTTTACTCAACGAGCAAATTTAGAAATTGATTAGTGTAAATATTTAAGCGAATAGGCACAAGAGCAATATGAAGAAATGATGAAAGAGCTAATGTAGAATTATCAACAAAAATCAGAAGAAACTACTTAGATTATGAATACTCTTATTGTTCAACTTAATGAGGCTGCTGCAAAAGCGCAAGCTATTACTGAATCAAATAAAAAAGCTGAATTATCTCGTGAAGAAAAAGATTATTATAGATTATAGTTATCTGAATTAGATATAGAAGAAATTAAAAAAATTCGTTCAATTGAACCATATTTAAGAAAAAAAGAACCATTAAATAAAGTTATTTGGAAAGTATATTATGAAAAACCTTATACAGATTTAATTGGTCGCGTAGTAGGAACGGGGACTCATATAGGAATTTATAAGATTACTAATCTTATAAATGGTATGACATACGTTGGACAAAGTAATAATATTGCTGAACGTTGGAAACAACATATTAAAAGAGGAGTAGGTGCTGATCCACCAACTCAAAATAAATTATATCCTGCTATGTTAGAATTTGGTGCTGAAAATTTTACATTTGAAATTATTGAAGAATGTTCAACAGCGCAACTTAATGAAAGAGAAAAATATTATCAATAGATATTTGGCTCACAAGAATTTGGTTACAGTATTAGATAAGGAGAAATAATATGATTCGTATTATTGATGAACGAGGAACTGGAAAAACCAGTTAGTTAATGTTTTTTGCTAAAGAATATAATGCTATTTTTGTATGCAGTAATCCATCAGCAATGAAAGCGAAAGCTCGAGCATATGGAATTGATGGAATTGATTTTGTTTCATATAGTGATTTCATTCATAATTATGATCCAGATATTCAATCATATGTGGTAGATGAATTAGAAGATTTTATAAAGTCTATATTTTCTTCTGGACCACAATTAATTGGATATACATTAAGTGAAGAATAATTGACTTTTTTAAAATTTTATTATATAATATATATAGAAAATTTAAGAAAAGTGAGATAAAAATGAAACAAGAATTTTTAAACTTCGTTGAAGCACTTATTAAAGAGAATCCTGAAAAAGCAAATGAATTAATGACAGATAATGTAAAGGCTTATCTTGACATTCTTAAAGAAGTAAAAGATGAAAAGCCAGTATTAACAGACAATGGTAAAGCTATCTTGAAATATCTTCAAGATAATAGTGATGTGAGATGTTGGAAGGCAAAAGATTTGGCAGAACAAATTGGCATTTCTTCTCGTGGAGCATCAGGAACTATGAGAAAACTTGTTAATGATGGTTTTTGTGAAAAACTTGGTACATCACCTGTAATTTATAGTTTGACAGAAAAAGGAAAGAATTTTACAATTATTGAAGGAGAAAATGAATAATGAAAAAGAATATGAAAAATGTAACACATCTTGAAGGTGTATTGTATCAGCACAGTTTGTAGCTTAAGGTTTCTGGAGAAAAGTCAAAAAATCCAGGGACATAGTTTATTAATGGAACAATTGATTTGGCAACAAATGATGATTTAACAAATATTGTTACTGTTCATTTTACATATGTAACTCCTACTTATGCTAAGAGTGGCGCGGCAAATGCAACATTTAATACTCTTCAGAATATTATTAATGGAGTAACTTGTAATGTTGTTGAACATGGTGTAGATCGTGCGGCAAAGATTCGTATTGATTCTCAGCTTGGACTTAATGAATTTTATTCCAGTAGGAATGGGACTGATGAACTTGTAAGTCAGATGCGCAATGAAGGTGGATTTGTTCATGTTGTTCAGACTATTGCGGCAGCTGAGGGTCTTCGTGATACATTTGAAGTAGATACTATTATTACAAAGACTCGTCGTACTGAAGCTGATCCTGAGCATGATCGTCCTGAGAAGATGTTTGTTGAAGGATATACTTTTGATTTCCGTAATGCTCTTTTGCCTGTAACTTTTGTAGTTTATGGAGCAGGTATGGATCATTTTGAAGCTCTTGAAGCATCTGAAAAGAATCCTGTATTTTTAAAGGTTAATGGACATCAAGTTTGCAAGACAGTTACTACTGTTCAGAAGAGTGAGAGTTCTGGTTGGGGTGAAAGTTTTGCTCAAGAAGTAACTTCAAGACAGCGTGAATGGGTTATTACTGGAGCAAATGAACCTTATGAGTGGGATCTTGAAGAAACTATTACAGCTCAGGAATATAAAGAAGCTCTTCAGGCTCGTGAAGTAGTAAAGGCTGAAATTAAGCAGCGTCAGGATGAGTATAATGCTACTCGTAATCAGACGCAGGCTCCTGCGGCAGCAACTGGTGGAGCCAGTGGATTTAACTTCTAATTTAGGAGGATAATCTATTATGGCTATTAATCTTCTTGGTATTCAACCTCATAAAGTAAGTCGAGACCTTTCTGGATATATTACTTTTATTTATGGGCCTCCAAAAACTGGTAAGACTACTCTTGCCAGTTAGATGCCTGGGGCTTTGCTTCTTGCATTTGAAAAAGGATATAATGCAATTCCTGGCATTATGGCATAGGATGTTACCACCTGGGGGGAAATGAAGCAAGTCTTTCGTGAATTGAAAAAAGAAGAAGTAAAAGCGGTTTATAAAACTATTGTAGTTGATACAGTAGATATTGCTGCTGATCTTTGTTAGAAATATATTTGTGCTTAGCTTGGTATTGATAACATGGGCGATGGCGGCTGGGGCACAAATAGCTGGCCTAAGTATAAAAAAGAATTTGAAGAAGTATTTCGTGGTTTAACTATGATGGGTTATGCTGTTGTGTTTATTTCTCACGCAACTCGCAATCCATTAAAGGATGCTACTGGTAAAGAAGTTGGAGAAGAAATTAAACCTTCAATTCAATCTTCTGCTCTTAAAATTATTGAGAATATGGCAGATATTTATGGGTATGCCTATGGAGTAGCTAATGAAAATGGAACCACAAGTATGAAGCTTATGCTTCGTTCTCCTGCTAATTCTGGTATTTCTTGTGGTAGTCGTTTTAAAAATATGGCTCAAGTTATTGATTTCACTTATGATGCACTTGCGAAAGCTCTTACTGATGCAATTGATAGTGAGGCTCAAGAGCATGGAAATAAATTTGTAACTGATGAAAGAGAAATGACTCCTACAATTAAAGATTATAATTTTGATGATTATATGAAGAAATTTGAAGAAGATGTTGGAATTTTGATGGCAAAAGATCAAGATTATTATGCTCCTCGTATTACACAAATTGTTGAGAAATATCTTGGTAAGGGTAAGAAAATGTCTAATGTCACTCGCGATCAGGCAGAGCTTGTATATCTTGTAGTTACTGAAATTGAAGACGATTTAATTAATAG